GACTCGAAAGGTTCGACGGATCCACGCCCTCGTGCTCGGCCGGGAACTCGCCACCCATCGCGTACTTGATGATGCGGTAGGCACCGTCGATCGAGAACGCCGACCGAACGATCACGCTCGACAGGCCGACTTCCTTGCGATGCTCTCGAAGCTTGACCAGCCGATCTTCGGCCGGCACGCCGGCGTCTTCGAGGTCCTGGACGAGCTCTCGCCGCTCCGACTCGTGACGAAGTGCGGCGAGGTCGATGATCTGCTGGACCTTCAGCCGAGGCACGAGGATCGTACCGTCGGCGACAGGTACTGCGATGGGCTCCATAGTTTCTCCTATTTCTGAACGATGCCGAATCCGGCGACCTGCGTGGTCTTTTCTGCCCTCTCGGCCTCGACTCTCGCGAGGATCGTTTCGTCGAAGATCTTCGCGTGACGCTTCGCCCGCTTGATCGCTTCAGACTCATCAAGGCGACCGGGCGAGACCCGAATGACACGCTGCGTCCCATCGGTGAAGACGAGACGGACGCGCCAGTCCTTGCCGCTCGGGCGAAGGATCCCTTGATTGATGAGATCCGATCGGCCGATCGTCACGCGGTCTCGTCCCAAGTCACGGTCGGCCCGTCGCCGTCGTTCATCTCGAAGTTAAACGTGACAGACGAGTCGCCGTCGTTGGTCACGCTGAACGCATAGGACGAGAAGACGGCACCGAAAGTGATCTCGCAGTCGCTTCCGGTACTTACCGCAGGTGCGACTCGCAGCGTAATGTTGCCACCAGCGCGATCAGAAAGATCGCCAGCGTCCGCGAGATTGGCGGTGCCGCTGTCGGTATGCGCGATGGGGGAGAACGTGTTGTCCGCTCCGACACCGCTTCCGTCGAAATACTTCGGGATGCCGCCAGCCGAGCCGGTGATGTCGACGACCGCAGACGCGCGACGATTGTAGACGTTCGCACCGTAGCCGGTCAGAACCTGCGTCGTGCGGCTGATCGTTGCCGACCATGTGTTCAGCACGGCGTTGTAGCCAGACGGGAAGGTGACCGAACCGTCGGAACCTACTGCGTAGCTCGCCATAGATCAGACCTCTTCCCAAGTGAACTCGAGATCGGCGTCGGCAGTCGCGGCAATCTCGAAGTTGAATGTGACCGTAGCGTCGCCATCCTGCGTCGAGCCGAGGGCGACCGAACTGAAGACAGCCGGAAACTTGAACGAGCACTCGTCCGCATCGCCGTCCGCACCGTTGACCGAGAGGTAGACCGTTCCGCCGGCCGCAGTCGTCGCAAGATCAAGAGGCGACGAGTCTGCTTCGTTGTACTTCGGCACGCCGCCGGCGGACCCGGTAATGTCGAGCACGCCGGACGCGACCCGGCGATGGCCGGTATCGCCGAAGCCGGTGACGACCGAAGTCGTCCGCGTGATGGTCGCCGACCATGTGTTCAGGCTGGCGACGTATCCGGAGCCGAGATCGGCGGTTCCGTCCGATCCGATTGCGACGGTCGTTCCCATAGATCACCTCAAGAGGTAGTGGTTGCCACTATCTGAAAAGTCGAATCGAGGCGGAGATATTCGCCCTCGATCGTCGGTGCCCCACGCGAGACGCCGCGGATGTACCCTCGGTCGTGCCCGGTCACAGCGACCTCGACCTGGTCGAGCAGATCGAAGACCTTTCGATCGATGTCGGCCAGCGCGTCGGCTCCGGCCTGCGTCTTCCCGAAGACCGTCACCGTGAAGGTCGCTGTCGTCCGGACGACGCCGGAGAAGAACCGCTCGGTGTCTGGCGTGTCGAGCGCGTAGACGATCAGAGGCAGCGTCGAGCTCGCGGGAGCTTCAAGAGCGTAGATCCGATCCGTGACAGCCGTCCGGACCGGATTCGTGCCGCCGCCCGTATCGGCCGTGAGACGGCTGTAGATCGCCCGCATCAGGTAGACGCTCATCGGATCGGCCTCACCTTCGATCGCATCGCGCGGCGGATCCTATCGCCGCTCGCGGCGAGTCTACGCTGGAGCGATGCTCGGGCGTTCGGATCGTTCAACGCGGGCCGCATGAACGGACGAGCCGCCATCTTCCGCGTTCCGTACTCGAGCGGTCTCGCGTACTTCGTGTTGGTCCCGAGTGCCAGAACGACCCGAGAGCCGATCCGCTTCGCCGGCCTCGTCGTGAACGAGCGACGGAGCGAACCAGTCCGCACGCCCGGAGGCGAGCCTGGAGTCGACGGCGGCGGACTCTTCCGGTTCATCGACTCCTTGATCGTGATCTGATACTTCGAGGCCGTCCAGTTCACGACGTCGACCAGCTCATCAAGCACGGCCCTCGAGATCGTCGTCGCGTTGAAGTTGTGCTTACTCGCCATCAGCCGAAGACCTCCTCGGCCTCGACGATCGTGTAGCACAACGCATCCGAAAGTGGACGCTCGTCCGGCACGCGGACCGACCGAACCTCGTAGGTGATCGTGCCGTACGCGATGCGGTCGCTGACGGCGATCGACGGCTTGCCATCAAAGTAGATCGTGGCCTGACGCGTCGATCGCTCCGACCCGCCAGCGACCGCGTCGGAGTTCCCTCGGACCTGCACGAGACCGTAGAGCGTCTCGGTGTCTGTGCTCCAGCTCTCGACCCTGCCGCCGCTCGAGTCAAGCGTGTCGGCCGACTTCCGCTGGATCGTGACGACGACCCCGTGACGCGAGATCATCGAGGCTACCGTCATCGGATCTCCCGATATTGGCTCAGCTTCTCGATGCGTCCGGTCAGCAGCTCAGCGACGCCGGCCTGCGTGTAGTTGTAGTCGCCGAGGCTCTCGCTCGTGATCGTCTTGTCCTGCTTCCGCTCGCGGTAGAGGTCGGCCGCGATCTCGATGCAGATCTGCTCAAGGTCCGCCGGCACGGTCGAGTATCCCGCTGCGTACTGCACGAAGACCGGATAGAAGCCGGACGGAAAGCGATTCGCCGAGGCGTCGTCCGAGCGAATGCCCGGGAACCGATCGGCGATGATGTGGATCTGGCCCGTCGAGTAGTCGACGCGGTACTCCGAGACGTTGTCCCTCGGGTACTCAAAGTTGCACGGCGCATCGATCACGCCTCGACCGCCGAAGCGATAGAGGCTCAGGCTGTAGGCGTTCTCGGTCAGAGTCGCCGACCAGCCGGACACGCTCCCATTGATGTAGGACACGAGCGCCGATGTCGTAAGGTAGCTCGCGAGCGCGATCGTGTCGGTCGTGCTCGTGCCGTCGCTCGCAATCTTACGAAGCCGAAGGTTCGTCCCATTGTTCTCGACAGTCGCCAGGACATCAGTCGAGGCCGTGTCGCTCGTGACCGTGAACGAGATCGCCGACCCGTAGGCGACCGTGTCGATCGACTGGATCGGATAGTTCTCGACCGTGAACGTCCGCTCGCCCGACGGCATGCACCACTCGTAGAACGTCCGGCTCTTGAACTTGCGGTCGCAGTGCGACTCGATGATGGCGGTCGCTCGGTCGATGGCATCCTCGAGCAGGACGTCATCGTCAACGGCGGTGATCCCGATCCAGTTCTTGAGGTTCGAGAGCGTCGTGAGAGCGTAGGTATCGACCGCCATGCGGAACTCCGTGGAGGGTCGGCAGCCGAAGCCACCGACCCTCCATCAGAAAGGAGAAAGAGATCAGGCGCGGATGCGGAAATCAGCACCGCCAGCGGTAGTGTCCGTCGCGGCCTCTCCGGCACGCGAAAGGATCACAACCGAGGAGAGCTCAGTCGCGGTGGCACCGGCGGTCGCAACCACCTTGATGTACCGCTTGCGAGCCTTCAGGTCGATCTCGAAAATGACGCTTTCGTCGTTGTCAAAGTCGGCAAGAGCGTTGGTCGTGCCATCGACGTCAGCATCAGTAAACGAGACCAGATCGGCCGCGTCGCTGAGATTGGAGGCGTCGCCCTCCTGAACCTTGAGAGCAGTAAGAGCCGCGGAGGTCGGTCCCTCGCCAGCGACGACGATGACCGTCGCGTAGTCATAGCCAACGGTGTCGACGATGCCAGTCCCGAGGCTGGCTGCGTTGACCGAGTCGCAGACAGCGTCAGCGACCTTGATGTTCTGAGCAGCAATCATTGTGAAAGCCCTTTCAGGGCCGACCCGGCGAACCGGGCCGGCCCGAAGTCATTGAGTGGATCAGGCGAGGAGACCGACGATCGGACCGGTGGTCGAACTGTCACCAGCGTCGTGGACGTTGATGTCGAACCGCTCGGTGCCACGGATGGCGAGCTCGTCCTGCTCAAAGGCGTTCAGAGCCGAATCCGAGATCTGGATAGTGGTCTGCCGGCGATCGCCGAACGACGCCGCCAGAGTCAGATCGCCGAAGAGCGCGACGATCTTGTCCGCGGTGTAGCTCGAACGCATCACCTGAGTGAAGACGACCGGGTAGCCGAAGAGGGTCGGCTGACCGGCATAGCCATCCTTGATCTCACGAGCCGAGGTGCCTCCCGCCGAGGTGAGCGCGGCCTCGAACGCACCATGCCACACAGCCTTGTGCATGTAGAACTTCGCGTTCGGAGTGTCGGCGTACTCGGGAAGGAGACCCATGAACGCGCCGATGTTGTCGAGCGACAGATCCGCGAAGCTGCTCGAGAGAGCTGCATCGTAGTACTGCACGGCAGTCGTGCCGTTCTCGATGATGTCGACGACGCCCCGGATACCACCGTAGGTCGAGGTGCCGGTGCCGGTGAAACCGCACTCGTCTTCCTTCTTAGCGAAGGCGTAGGCGATCTCGCCCGCGACATCGTCCGCGAGGTTGACGAAGGCGTCTTCGCTGAGCTCGTTCGAGACGGTGGTCAGGACCATCGCCTTCTTCGCGACGAGGAGAACAGACTCGAAGGTCTGAGTGCTCTCGGTGCCGGCGGTCGCCTCACCGACAAAGCTCGCCGAGAGGGTCGACGAACGACGCGGAACGCGGAGGGTGTCCGAGCTCATCGGACGGACGCGAGCCTCGCGACGGAAGACGC